TAGTAGCCTCGATTAGTTTAGTGACATCTATTTTATCAGTTATGAGGCGAGGTTCTTCTATATCCTCCTCGTCCCATACAGAGACAAAGACACGAGCAGATAGCGTTCTCTTATACCACTCGACAGCGTGTAATGCGCTCGCTCCTCCCCACTCTACCGACCCATCAGAACTCTGAACCTCATAGAAATTGACAGGTTTCACGCTACTTCCTCCTCGTGACAATCGCTACATACCCAATAAAATCCACCTTTATCTCCCCATATAAGGTCATCAGTTGGGAAATCTGATAGACATTTCTTACAAGTTGATAGTGTGTTCATTGGCTTTCCCCTCCCTATATTCGATTAGGTTGATTTCATTGAGGGCATTGACCATACGAAATAGATTCTTTACCGCTTCGTTAGTCGCGCCCTCCCCCATCTGCTCAACCGCAAGGTTGCGGCATAGGTCAGCCTTCGCCTCGTAGTACTCTTTAGTTGGCTTGCTCATTAGTGTATGTCCTCTCCCAATCTTTCCTCAATTTCTCGAATTATGTCATTCACAGCAGGCTCATAGGGTTTTGCCCCTGCCTTGATGTCGTCCTCGCATACTTCCCCGTGCTTGACTAGCGTTCTCTCAGAAAACTCCCAGCCACACGCCCCACATTTAGGCATTAGTAGGTATCTCCTTCCCTCTCGTCTCGTAGCATTGGGACACACACGCCCCGCAGATAATCTCGTGCGCTTGATAATCTTGTAGGTCGTAATCACAATTACAGAAAGCGCATAAGCAGAAAGGTTCTTTAGACATTGTCTCCCTCCCTCTCCTTTTGTTGTTGTATATCCTTATCCATCCCGCAATCATCACAGAATAAGATTCCGTTCGGTGGGTAACTCTGACTACACGCTAAACAGATTTCCCCCTCTTCATACTTAGCCAATAGATACTCCTTCATCTTGCTCACTTGTCGCCCTCTCCTCCACTTGCGTAGATACCTCTTACCTCTACTTTGTAGGCGGAAGAGTTATCTAATCCGTTTAGGATTTCGATAGCCTCTTCTAAGTTCCTCGCCCTGATAGCGTAAGTCTCTACCTTTTCCAATTCATATGTTTTCACTTTCCCTCCCCTTCCATTGGATAACACTTCTCATAACTTCCCCAGCAGTAGCCGCGCCCATCTACATACCATAGATTGGCAGACACTTGAATAGTTGCGTATAGGGCGAGCAGAATCAAGACTATCGCCCTCACCCTCCTGCCTCGTCGTGTTAGTTTCATTACTCGCGCCCCTCTGCCTCTATTAGAGAGACTACGAAATCGTAGGCGCTCTCTCCCTTGTCGGCATATTCTTTCAATGCGTCGCCTAAGTAACCTATCTCTAAATAGCCTAGTGTTTTGTATATGCTTTCGGAATAGTCGAACACCTTCATCCCTATTTCATTATCGCTATATCCGATAAGGTCAATGAAGATTGTGAAGGGTGTCTTTCCCGCCTCATAATTCAATGACCATTGGTAAAGCCCTACTATTTCAGGGAATCTATTCTCTCCCTCTTCTAGCAGTTGCTCTAGTGTTTTCTCTTTCGTTTCCATCTTTCTACCTTTCTCTTTTGTTGTTAGGTCTAGTGACCTACCACCCCCCACGGTATCAAAACCGTGAGGGATAGTAAAGCGCTAGGCGGTAATGCCCTCAATTATTACCGTGTCGCGGTCAATTTTCTCACAATAAGCACGGGCGCGGGCAGAACTAGGGAAAGTTTTGCCCCTAAAATCGTAGTCTCGCCCAAATGTAAAGCGTCCGGCTATCCACTTTCCGCCCTTTATTTCCCAAATGTAGTAGTACTTATGCGCCCTCTCTCCTCCGATAGTGCGCTGATATACGGCGTTATTTTCTTGATTATTCCATTTCATTATGCGCCCACCTTAGTTGCTTTTTTGTGATTCTTGCGGGCGCACTTTCCGCACACCGTCCCCGCAAAATAGGCTAGTAAGTCATTATCCTCACCGCATTGAGGGCAAGGTCTTGAGATTGTCACGCTCATCTTTCTACCTTTCTTTTTAGTTGTGGAAGGTTTAGCCCCTCCCCTACGCCCTACGGTATAGCACCGGAGGGCGCAAGGCAAGGTCTAGGCGGTTTTCTTTTCTCGCTTGTTGATTTCCTTTAGGAGGAAAGCAATCGCGTTAGTTAGTTCCTGAGCGGTCTCCTTGTCGTCAGTCTCGTATTCTCCCAACCAATCAACCGCGAATTTTAGATTGTCGGCGGTAGTTCTCTTGGGTCTAATATCCTTTTGCTTTATCCAACTCCACACGGTTACCGCCTCGTCGTTTAGGTTTTCTCCTCCGTACATTTTCTCTACCTTTCTAGTCGTGGAAGGTTTAGCCCCTCCCCACCGCCCACCGCCGGAGCGGTGAGCGATAGGCAGATTCTAGTTTCCGTTTCCTGCGTCGTAACCTTTTTCCCAACCGATATATCTTGAGTTATGAGTGCCATCAACCCATAGTTGGATTGCTTGGTCACGGTTGGCAGGTGCGACAAGTTCCATTAGTTGTTTGAAAGCGTTATTCACTACTAATTCCATTTCCGCGATTCTTTCCTCTGATGTTTTGATTTTAGTTGTCATTTTGATGTTCTACCTTTTTTACTTTTTGAGCGTAACTCTTACGCTACTAGGAGGACAATAGCAGAAAAATGTCATAGGTGTGACAGGTAAAGGGGTTTTTCTGGAAATTTATCTAATTGTTATAATCGAACGGATGTTCGAGTAAATGTCTAGTTGAGGTTGAGGGTTGGTTGAAAGTTCAACTATTTAGAATCCGAATTGAAACCGCGAGGGCAGGTGAGCGGGGCGGGTTGTTAGTAATCGGGAAAGGGATTACTAAGGAAAGGGGCAAGGGGAAAGGGGCGCCGATTGGGTAGCACTTCCCCACTTCCCTAGTCTCTACCCTACCGTAGGGGGTGGGGGTCACCAGGTACGGAACAAACCCAAACCCAGGGATGTTAGTTTGCGGAGTCTAGTTATGTATGTACCCCAACTAAATATCTGCACTAAACTGAGTTGGGTAGTTTGTCCTATTTTACATACAGTTATTAGTGATTTATACCACATAAACGCGAAATGGGCTATTTTTCGCGCCTTATATATAGTAGGGGAGTGAAACGGACCACCCGTAGTTTCACTCTAGGAGGGGTCGCTTCGTTCGACCACTCCGCTCCCCACAATCCGCGCCATAGGCGCGGTGGTTATTGGAGAGCGCGTCCTGCTACCAGCGCTCTCTATATAGGGAGTTCGGTTGGTTTACAGCGGGTGAATACTGTCTTTTTTCAAAAGGAACCCAATGTCTAACTCCGTACCCAATCCGAGACAAAAACAAGAATCGGAAAAGGCTAAGAAGGTTATCCTCTCTGCTATCGCAGAAGGACTGACTGTAGAACAGGCCTGTCAAGTAGCAGGTAGAAGTCTTAGGTCTTATGAGTACTATAGACGTACCGACCCTACTTTCAAGTCTCTGGCGGATAGAACGCGGCTAGGTGCTTTAGAGAAGAACTTCGCAGAAGAGACAGCCAAGGAATTAGACTTTGTTACCTGGCGTAAGAAGTATCTCCACCAAGAGACCTTCGGTCATCAGAAGAATCTGATAGATGTTATAGAAGGCAGGGAACCTGGTTGGTTCCATCCGGCGATGAAGTACGAAAAAGGTCTAGCGGAAAACCGAATCCTTATCAACATCCCGCCCAACCACGCCAAGTCCATTACGGTCACGGTTGACTATGCCACATACAAAATCGTCAACAATCCGAACTTTAGAATTTTGATAGTCTCCCAGACCCAGCGTCTGGCAGCAGACTTCCTATACGCTATCAAGCAGCGTCTTACTCATCCAATGTATGAAGAACTTCAGCAGGCCTATGCCGCAGGTATTGGTTTTAATACTAAGACCGCTTCCTGGCAACAGACCAGAGTTACCTTTGGTGAGGAACTTAGAGAGTCATCTGAGAAAGACCCGAACCTAGAAGCCGTAGGTATCGGCGGTCAGATTTACGGTAAACGTGCAGATATGATTATCATAGATGACGCAGTTACCTTAAGTAACGCCAATGACTTTGAAAAGCAAATCAAGTGGCTACAGCAGGACGTTAGGTCCCGTCTAAACCCTACCGGTAAACTTATTGTAGTAGGTACGCGAGTTGCCTCAGTAGATTTATATAAAGAACTTAGAAACCCAGACCGCTACCCTGGTGGCGTAGTTCCCTGGACATACCTGGCAATGCCAGCATTGCTAGAAACTCACGAAGACCCAGAGAAGTGGGTTACACTCTGGCCCTATTCCGACCAACCGTTCGATGGGCAGACTGATGAGCATAAAACAGAAGAAGGATTATATCCGCGCTGGAATGGTAAACATCTATTTGCGGAACGCCAAGCGATGGATGCTTCAACCTGGGCGCTTATCTATCAGCAGCAAGATATTTCAGATGACGCCATCTTTGACCCGATATGCGTCAAAGGTAGCATCGACGGAATGCGCAAGGCGGGTCGCCTCAATCCAGGGTCCCCTGGACATCCTCGTGACCTTAACGGCTTTTCTTTTATCTGTGGCCTCGACCCAGCAATGGTCGGTGATACTGCCGCTGTCTGTTACGCTGTTGACCGCGTTAGTCATAAGAGATATATCGTGGACGCTATCAAAATTACGCGTCCAACGCCTGCTCAGATACGACAACTCATCACTGATTGGACCAACGTATACGCACCTTCCGAATGGATTGTAGAGCGTAACGCGTTCCAGTCGTTCTTGACGCAGGATGAAGGTATCCGTCAATTTTTAGCATCACGCGGTGTAGTGTTAAAAGAACACCATACTGGTAATAACAAGTGGGATTCTGGTTTCGGTGTTGCTTCTATGTCTACCTTGTTTGGTACAAAGCAACAAGACGGAAAGCACCATAGAGATAATCTAATTCATCTACCGTCAGACCAGACGGAGAATATAAAGAGTTTGATTGAGCAGTTGATTACCTGGTCACCAACAACTAAAGGTAAGACCGATATGGTAATGGCTCTCTGGTTCTGTGAAATCAGAGCGCGAGAAATGCTCAACGTGGGTATCAATCAGAAGACCCATATGTCTAACCCCTTCCTCAATCACAATGAGAGAAGGCGACAGGTCGTAGTCAATATTGACCAATTACTGCAGGACAAAGAACGCCAGTTCATTTAGGAGAGGCTAAGTGTTATCTGTCAAAGATGTCGTCGCTAAAGTCGACAGACTAAAGACTAAGTACGCGCCACGCGACCAACGTATGCGCAGCGTGCTATCGGTACGCCAGGGAGACATCTCAAAGGTTTACCCTGCTATGTTCACCGAGGAGTATCCAAAGCCTCTAGTAGCAAACTTCATTGATGTTGCAGCACGCGACTTAGCAGAAGCGATGGCTCCTCTACCATCGTTTGAATGCTCGGCTACAAATATGGTTTCTGACTCTGCTCGCAAAGCAGCAGATACTAGAACCCGTATAGCAAACTTCTATGTAGCAGGTTCTGACTTACAGATTCAGATGTATACCGGTGCTGACTGGTTCAACACCTACGGTATGCTTCCAGCAATCGTTGAGATGGATTATGCAAATAACAATCCACGTATCCGCCTTCTAAATCCGTTCGGTGTTTATCCTGAGATTGATAGATTCGGACGTACAGTATCTTTGACTCAGGTAGTAAATAGCGATGCTGAATCTTTGGCATCTCAATACCCTGAGTTCTATAACGAGATTCTTGGTAAGAACAATGTTGGTTACCCAACACAGAAGATGCCAAGCAATACTCCATACTTGACTTTGGTTCGTTACCACGACAAAGACCAAGATTTAATTTTTATCCCAGAGCGCAATAACCTAGTTCTATCACAGACTCCTAACCCACTTGGTAAATGTCTGGCTGCAGTTGCAGTTCGTTCATCTATTGATGGCGAAGCACGCGGTCAGTTCGACGATGTTCTGGCGGTACAACTGGCTCGTGCTCGCTTTGCAGTTTTGCAAATACAAGCAGCAGAAAAGTCAATCCAGGCACCTATTGCGATTCCGCAAGATGTGCAAGAACTGGCCCTTGGTCCAGATTCAATTATGCGTTCTGCTAACCCTCAAGCGATTCGCCGTGTACCGCTAGAACTTCCTCCTGGAGTTTTTGCTGAGTCCGGTGTATTAGAACGCGAACTTCGTATGGGTGCTCGTTATCCAGAAGTACGCTCAGGTAATCTTGATGCTTCTGTTGTAACTGGTCGTGGCGTACAAGCGCTACAGGCTGGATTTGATACTCAGATTCGTTCGGCTCAAGCACAGTTTGCTCGTTTGTTTACAGAACTTGTAGCACTTTGCTTTGAGGTAGACGAGAAAATCTTTGGCAATATGACCAAGGAAATCCGTGGCTCTGAAGATGGTACTCCATTCTCAATGAAGTATGTTCCTTCAAAGGCTATTGGTGGCGAGTACGGTGTAGATGTTCGTTACGGAATTATGTCCGGTATGGACCCGAACCGTGCAATCATTGCTTTACTACAAATGCGTTCCGACAAACTTGTATCACGCGACTATGTACGCCGTGAGATACCGATGGAGTTAAATGTCACCCAAGAAGAACAACGTGTGGACATTGAAGAGATGCGTGATTCTCTTCGTGTTGCTATGGCTCAGTATGCTCAGGCTATCCCCGCGCTTGCGGCACAAGGTCAAGACCCTGGTCAAATTGTTAC